CTTACTGTAAGAATACCAACGACATCTACATTTTTTTCTGCAGTTAATTGATCTTTTAGAGTAGTTTTTCCTGTTAATGTTGTATCACCAAGAACATTTACATTTTTTTCAAATGTAACATCATCTTTAAAAGAAACTGCCCGACCGAAAGAAATATCACTTTCTAATACAAGATTACCACCTAATATTAAATTTCCATCTACATCAACATTTTTTAGAAAAGTTACCTTTTCATTAAATCTAGATTCGTTACCAAATACTTGTACTGCCATTTTTTATAGTAGTGCTCCGATTACATTACCGGCAATTCCGACTGGACTTCCTACGGCAAGACCTGTAGTTAATCCTTTTGATACTAACCAATCTAATCCAACTTTAGGATCAAATACTGCATCCGCATCTTCTGCCAATTCTTCAAATCCTACAACTGCTTTTTGAATAAAACTACCTGTGGTATTTTCTATCAAATTTCCAACTATACCATCAATACTAATATCATTCGCTTTTATCAATACTCTATTCTTTCCGTTGATATTGATGTTTCTTCCGGCAATCAAATCAAGATCTTCATCAGCCTGAATAACAATACTACTGCCTTTTATTTTTACCTGACCATTTCTATTGGCAGTTATACAAATATCACCTTTTACTGAACTAATTTTTATATCAACAGAACCTTCATTATTAGTCATTCCGGCAGTACTATCCAGAGTCTTATCATTATGAATTTGATATGTACCACCCTGTGTTAATGCACATAAATTTACATCTTTATTGTCAGTTACGGAATACATCATATAGACGTTAGATCCGTCAGAACCCATTTGTGGGTTGGCAACATCAATCCTAAAACTAGGACCCCGTGTGTCTATAGTTCTGCCTTCCCAATTTTGATTCCGTCTTTCTGCCATATTATATTACTGCTTAATAGATATTTATGAGTGACTATACACAATCAATAACCTGTATAACATCACCCTGAAGATCATCATCAACAAGTTCTCTAATAATTGGTTTTGCAAATGCACCAGTTCCTGTTGTGGATGTAATTGTAATTTTAGGTACTGATTTAACGATAGATCTCACAGAATCTGAAGGATTGATTGAAATAATTCTGCCATCAACAATATTGGGAGTGTATTCTGTACCCAAATTATCAGTAATCTTGGTAGTTTCTGATTCATATCCACTTCCAGGAATAATAACATCAATATCAACGATACCAACAGTCACTTCTTCAGAATTTATAGTACCATTATCATTATTTTCTGGGATTGGGTAGTTTTCTCCCTCAGAGAGCATGGTTACATTTACAATTTGTCCATATGTTGATGATTTTGGATTAAAATCAACTTTTGCCTGTCCCACGGCACCATATCCTAATCCACAAGAATCCTTAAATCTAATAAATGGAGGTTTATAGAAATATCCAGATCCTGGATCTGTTATCTGTACTCCAATAATACTACCAGTTTTTGCAACACCTCTGGTAATGTCACTAAGACCCGAAGTATTATTAACAATTCCACCAAGAATTGCCTTAGCCGCACCACCAACACCATCTCCACCAAATATTTCAACAGTTGGTCCTCCACAGAAAGATGGTTCAGAACAATCTGGTTTTGTATATGGAGAATTTGTTGCCTCTACTCCTATTGCTGCCAAGAGTGAAGAGGCATTAGCATTTGCCGTGATGTTTTGATAGGATTTTAATAAATCGAATTCACCATCTCCACCATATCCTATCGTCCATTTCTTGACGGTTCCTACACACTTACCTTTATCTTCACTTTCACAAACAAAAAATCCACCAATTGCCGCAAGAACATCTTGTGATGATAAAAGAAGATTTTTAATACCATTAAATGGAACACCTAAAAATTTAACAAGGACAGAAATGGCATCAAGAGGACCGGCAAGTAAAGATTCTATTTTACCGGCAATATCATTTACAAGAGAACCCGCAGCCTGTTCAACGATACATATTCCACCATTAATAACATTAATTAAAGTATCCTCCAGTAAATTTCTAATCGTTGTTTCTAATCCATTAATAACCTTTGGAAGAATACACTTAAGAGTGTCCTCAAATATACCGAGAGATTGTATCAGTCCCTGCATCGCCAGCACGGCAGGAGGAGTAGGTAATCCACCTCCAAGAGTAGTCTTAAAAAACTCCCATGCGCCATTCAGTGCCTGTCCTAACAAAGGAACAAAGAAATCATAGATTCCTTTTGTCATTGTCGAAACTAAACCGTTCGATAATCTCTGAATACTTTTTGTGACTGCGGCAATATCTGCAAGTATATCACCACCAGTATTTGCCAATAATAAGAGATTATCTATATGTGAAGATACATTAGAAATAAAATTATCATCACAACTATCCGCAAATACTTCGGACAATCCCTGTGCCTTTGATGCGGGTATTTCTGTTTTATCGGCAGTTACATCAGAATTTAAATTATCTACCTGTTTTTTACTGACTGTTCTTGGAGATTTTTGACTATTCGCATTCTGCTCAAGACTTTCATCGGGAGCAAGTGTTCCATCAGGAACATCAATATTTGAAGTATATCCGGTAAAAGGAATAAAACCATAGTCACTAGAAGATTGATCTTGTGGAACTTGACTGGTTCTACCAAATGCTCCCATAATCATGGGTATTTGAGCATTATCACCATCCATGAAAAATCCAACGACAACATCACCGGGACGATATTTTACACTCTGCCCCATATTAGATGCACCTGTACCTGATGTGGAAGGCAATAAACAACCTGCCCAAGGTAAATCCTCATCTGGCAAATCTGCCTTATTATATGGGTGATACCCCATAATTCTCACTTTAAATCTATTTCCCCATCCACCACCTTTATTTTGAGAACCTAAAGATTCTCCTGGTGGAATTTGTCCTATCCACCAACGAAATCCGTCTCTACCTAAAAAATTACTTTGTAATAGTGATTCTTCTATCATTCTTCTTTAAACAACCCAAATGTATCTCTTATCAATAACATAGATGTAAAAGACCTTTCTGGTTCAAAATGATGGCACAATTCTTTTATCATATATAGACCACTTTGATCTAGATCAAATTCATCACCACTATCTTTGGAAATTTTAGGGAATAAACAGTTTATGGTATCACCGGCACGAAGATTGGTATTACATGGAACAGTCATACTAATCGTTTGAGTAAACAAAACATTATATCGCATGATTGCCTGAGCTTGATATTCTCCAGGATCGGCATTTTCATCTGTAGAAACATCTTTCTCCATTGTTCCAATATCTACAACGGCAGATAATATTCTTGTGGGAATCTCTCCTAATTGTTTATTAGAGTCATCTGCTATTAATGGTAGTTCTAGTTTTTTACCAAGGTTCTTAATTTTTTCTTTATAAGAATCAAGTTGAAATTTTCCTTCTGATGGATTCGTGAAACTAAAATCTAGTGGATTAAAAAACATTCTCTGGCTACAATATGTTCCCAATCTCAACTTTTCTATGAGGTTTTGATTTTTATCCGTATAATAATCGCTGATTATAAAATCATTATTTCTTTCAGTATCACCCCTATTGACCTGCGATTCAATGTACGTTGCTTTAGGTTCTTGTGAGATCAATCCATCAATTGATTTAAAGTTAAATCCATCTTGTGTTTGATAGAAAAAGAACCCGGCAGTGGCATCACCAGAACTTACTGGTACGGATTTTGATGCCAACCACACCAATACCGAAAATGGTTTTCTTAGATTTCCAACAAATCCATACTTATTTTGTGCTTTTTCTATTGATTGATCAGAAAACTTGTCTGTTTTTAATATATCCTTTAAGATACTTTTAACAGAATTATCTATCGTAGAACCGGTATTATATTTTTTAATAACCCTTGTTGTTTCATTGGTTATTGCCTCCCTTGAAACTAAGTTCAGGGTAAAACTTTCTCTTTGAGTCTCTGATACTACATCAGTGATACTAGAAACAAAAAGATATTTTGATGGATCAGTGGCAAAATCAAGTCCCAATTTGCCCTCACCTCTGTCAAGTATTTTCATTCGCAATCTTTCACCACCTCTTAAAGGCAATCCATGATAAATTGATTGTTTAGGACCATCAGGATTATCTTTTGGGGCAATTGATGTTCCCGTGTTTGCAACCTTTATTTTGGCAGTTATCGTTGGAGAAAATATATCTTCATAATAATCCACAGAAACTGTACCAGTTCTAATATCAACAGTTCTTTGTTGATCATTAGACTCTAGTGTTAATATTTCGTAGGAAGAAGATTTTGATGCTGACATTTAGGTATATGCTAAGTCCAATAACATTTTGTTTTTCATAAATCTATTTAATGGATTTGTAACAATCATTTGTGGTGTTTGTTGCATTTGAGCACTCTGGACAGGTTGTGGTGCCTCTTCATCTATTATGATGATTGGAGCTTGTTGAGAACCTTGAGGATAACCCAAATCTGGTGATACCATAGGAGGACTTGAAAAAGATCCTCTAGTTGTCATTTGGCCTATACCAGAACCAGAAAATCCTGCCTCTGCCAAAACACTTCTAACTTTTGCCGAACCATTATATTCTCGTTGTCCAATGGCACCACTGCCACCCCACTGTGCTCCAGGAACATCAATTGCCAAATTTGCACCGTGCCATCCAGGATCTCCTGGTCTATACTCACTACCTATTTGTATACCTGCCGCTCTTAGTGCTGCTTTTGCTCTTTCTTTATCTTGTAATGTTCGGAAAGCAATATGTTCATGATAATTTGATTCTCTTCCATGACCATTATATTCAAAGTTTGGATGACTTCTATCTCCTGTTAGATATTCAACAACACTTCCAGAACCGTAAGAATATTTTCCACCACTTCCACCAGATCCAGGAAGATGTTGTCTAACCTTTGCCGTAGCTTCTGCTTTTGTTATAGATCCATCATTATTACTATCCAATCCACGATTTTGTGAATACGCTCTCGATCCACCATAGGCACCACCTTTACCAAAAAGAACAAAATCTTCAGACTTTCCTACAGCTGCTGGTAAAAGAACTGACATATAAACATCAGATAATGATGCTCCCTTATTTAAAGTTCCCTCAAAATACTTATCAACATACTTTAGTTGTTCAGATCTAGTCATTTGAGATAATTCATCCGTGCTAGTTCCTAGTCCTTTTGCCGTGTCTGGCATAAACTGTATTAGTCCAGTTGCTCCAGATCCTGCCATATTTTTCTGAGCAGGATCGAAAGTTCCACCAGTTTCAAAAGACATAACCGCATACAAATAATCTTCAGGAACATTATATTTTTTTGCTAATTCACTAACACCAGAAGTAAATTCCTTATCATTTTTAACTTCGGGTGGAATTGTTCCTGGTTTATATGATGAAGATCCAGATGAAGTAGAACCACCATCTTCACCTAATGGTGTGGTTAACAATCTTTTACCTTCTTCAATATCATTTTTCATTGATTCAAAAGACTTATCAAGTTGTTCTAAGGCATTTTTTAGTTTACCTTTACTGTCGGTAAAATCTAAATTGGTTATATTATCTTTTACGGCAGTTATTACACCACCAATATTCTTAAACCAATTACCAAGATTAGTAATAAAACTTTTTATTGTATCAACAATTTTTACAACTCTATTATATAAATCCTTTACAAATTTTATAATACTTGGGAGATTATTAATCAACCATCCCAGTGCTAATAGTCCAAGAGTATTCATTATAGCACTAAAAGGACTGGATGCTTTTTGAAGAACACCAGAAAAAGACTTTCCAATCTTTCCTGTCATCGGTATAGTTTCTAATTTTTGCTCCTTTTCTTTCCTTCTAGATGTTTCTAGTTTTCTCCTTTTAAATAATTTTTCTCTGGTAAATGATTTCTTTTTTATATCAATTCTCTTAATGAAAACTTTTTTTAAGGTTTCTGTTGATTTTGAAATAGAAGAAGCACTGTCCTTTGCCTTTTCCAAAGTTTTGGAAAAGTTTGAATATTTTATTTGTATTCCTGTTACAAAATTCATCTTATCCTACCACATTATATTGTACTTGTGAATATAATGTAAGAAAATTATCGGGATTTGAAGAGGAAATATTAGGAACTTTTGTTGCGGATCCAACTTTTAGTGGCACTTGTTGTTGTCCACCAGATTTTCTACGAATAATTATTGGTTGAGGAGAAGGTGCCGAAGATGGTGGTGCCATTGATGGCATAGAAGGAGCAGAAACAGATGGAGAATTCATAGAAGATACGGAAGAGTCTGAACTGTCTTTTCCTTTTGCAACAGTACTACCATCTCCATATTTTTTATCAACACCTTCATATGGGAATATTTTGGATATCATTCCAGTTGGATCCGATTTTCCAATTCCCATAGTAAATTCGTTAAATCCCTTAAAGAACTTATCATCCCATGATTTATCCCATATACCATCAATTCCGTTCATAAGTTGATCTCCCAACCATCCACCAGCCCAACTACCAACAAATGGGGTAAAAGGACCAAGAAATGGAATTGATGCACCAATAGCAGCACCACCACTCATCATTACTGCTTTCAAGAGAGCGGGAATTATTGCTTGTGCCGGAGACATTCCTTTATTTGCTCTTGATTGTATATCAATAAGTGCAAATAAGGGACCGAGAACTTTAGTTAATACTTTAGCTTTACTAAGAGCGTCACCAACTTTTTTTAAGTTCTTCGGGTTTAGAAGATCCTTGCCAAATCTAAAAATATCAACAATTTTTCTTCCACCTGCTGCAGCAAATTTTCCAAAAGGACTATTAGACAATACCTTAATAGCTTTTAAAATTTTTACACCAGGGCGACCACTTCCAACTTTTTTTAATAATAAGTTTTTAAGTCCATCCTTTACAAAATTGAATCCCGCACCCACAGCATTTTTTATGCTACCAAATATACCTGGTTTTGCATCTCCAGTAATTGTGGGTTTATTTCTAAGAGGATTTCTAATATCGGGACCACCCCTCATGGATCTTCCACCACCTCTGGTTCTGGTTCCTCCCGTTCTATTTCCACCACCAGGTTTTCCACCACCAGGTTTTCCACCACCACCGCCTCTTATTTTATTAAGAATTCCTCTCCCAGCATCAAAAAGTGCCTTAAAAGGTAATGCTAATATAGACAATGACAATCCAAGTATTGTTGGAACTAATCCAAGTATTCCAGCATTTAATAATGTAAATGTTCCTAGAGCAATTCCTAATCCGGTAACTACTTCATTTCTTAAATCTTCGAGTGCTTTTATATTTCCTTCGGCACTTAATTCAATCGCATCAAATCCTTTATTACCTAACCATCCAACAAATAATAATCCCAATACATTTTTAAGTGTATCAAATATACCTTTTGCCTTATTTCCTATTGCCTTGACTGGTTTTAAAAATGCATCTCTTGCCTTTTTACCAACTCCCTCTAACTTAGATTCTTTTATCTTTTTTCGTTCTCTCTCATCTTCTAGTTTTTCACCTCTTATTTTATCTCGTAATAATTCTTGCTCTAACTGAGTTTCAGTTATAAGATAATCAGTGAGTTGATTTAAGACCGCACTAGTCTTATTGAGAGAATTAACAACTCTAATTAATGATTCCTGAGCAATAATACTTTCTTTTGCATCATCACCTTCTACTTTACCAATCCCCTGACTAACTGGTTTTGATAATGTTGATATTGGAGCGTTGATCTTTGTTACTTTAAGTTTTGGAGCACTCGAAAGCACAGAAGACGATACAATCTTCTTGTTGAGTTTTGGTATTTTTGGTGCCTTGAAAGATTGACTAGTTACCACTTCTTTGCTGCTGTGCTTTTAAATTTTCTTCTTCAATATACTGTTGCAATAGTGCTATGTAAACTTCTCTTTCCCACGGAATCATATTTTCTAGTTCCGTCAAAGAGTATTTATGATGCTGCATCAAAGAAAAGTTAGTTTTATAGTATGACTCAAGATTAGTATGAGCCATACCTATGAGAAAAAAGATGACAACCCTTCTAAGACGACATCACTCTCAACTTTTGTGTTTGGATTTATTACTTTAACATCATGAGAAAGTTTTGGCATGGTCTCAAAGAATGTTTCAATTTCCTTGAACTGTTGTGATGTAAGTTGCTCAATAAAATCTAATAATTCTTTTTTACTACAATCAGTTCCACTCCATGATTCTTCTTCGTTATAAACCTGATCAATACAAGAAGATATCAAATCAAATGATTCATTTACACCAGCATTACCGCTATCAGAAACAAAATTAGATTTGATAAATTCTGATAAAGATGGATACCTCAATCTCATTGTCAAATTATCATCAAGTTTAATATCTCGACTATGTTTCTTATCTTTCTTTACTTTGATTTCATCAAGAGGAATTACAACAGGGACTTGAGTTTCACCATCATCGGGACATGTAATCAAAACCTCAACTGTTTCACCAACAGACTTGCCGCGAATATTTAAGAACAGATACTCAATATCAAATGTTGATAGAGTATCAACCTTTACTCCTCTAGTCAAAATACAATTACCAATAACCGTCTTCAAGGCATTAGTAATTTCTTTTTGATCTTCAGATTCCATCGCAATGATAAGAATTTTTTCTTCTTTTACAAGAAAAGGTCTATATTTAATTTTCTTTCCTGTAGAAGGTAATTCCAACTCATATGTCGGTGTCGCAATCTTTGGTAAAGGCATGACAATCCAAATAGTTCAGTTATGATTATTTATTATGATATTCAAAATCTATGAAGTTGTTGTTTGAAAAGTCTTTGTTTTATTAGTTTCACCATTTCCTATTGCTCTTGATTTACTATCATCTTTACCACATATGTACCTTTCATAGTTAAATGTAACATTTACATTTAAGACATCCGATGATCCGTATTGAACTTGTGTTGATGATAAGTTTATAGGAAACATACCATAAAAAGTATATTCTATCTGCCCACCATTACCCTCATCAAATTTTACAATATTAGTTTTATCACATTTATATTCTCTTGGATACCTCATCCTGTAAAAATAATTGTCATCACTTTTTCTAGCATTTCCTTCTGTTTCTGAAGCATTAGAAATATGATCAATCCAATATTCAAAAAATTTAATCATTCTATAATCCGTGTCAACATAAAATTGTAAACTCATTTCGGTAAAAATTCTAGAGTGTGCCATTTTTTCTTGGACACCCATAAAATTTCCATTGATGCTTGCCGTTGCCAAACTACTTCCAGGAATAACGGCACTGTTACATCTTAAACCAGATTCTCTAAAAATAAAATCTTTATCGACTCCCTTGCTTACCAAAAAATCTGTTAGGGCAGCATTAAGTCCACCAAAATTTACTTGGTAATGAGATGTTTTGGCAACATTACCAATAATGGATACAAAGTCTGTTATTTTCTTTCTTGTGATTGCCATCTAAATAAATTATAAGGCTTTACATTATTAAGTATTTAGATGTCATATAAGGGAAAATATAAACCTTCTTATCCCAAAAAATACAAAGGTGACCCAACGAACATAATCTATCGTTCTTTATGGGAAAGAAAGTTTATGGTATATTGTGATAAGAATGAAAATGTCCTGGAATGGAGTAGTGAAGAAATTGCTCTTCCATATAAATCACCTCTTGATAATAGAATACATCGTTACTTCCCAGACTTTTATATAAAGGTCAAAGAAGGAAACAAAATACAAAAATATCTGATTGAAATCAAACCTAAAAAACAAGTTCGTGAGCCAAAAATACAAACGAAGAAGACAAAATCTTATATCTATGAAGTGACTGAATACGCCAAAAATCAGGCAAAATGGAAATCAGCACAAGAGTTTTGTGAAGATCGTCAGTGGAAATTCAAAATTATAACGGAAGATGAATTAGGTATTCGTCAATGATGTATCCAACAGATGATAATGATAATCGTGTCAGAGGTGTTGTGAATGGTTTGATGGGTGGTGAAGATCCCGATGATTTGATGATTGAATTAATGGATGCCGTTAGTGACTCATATACTCCTGTCCCAGAACCCGGAAAATATTATATCTTCATATATTCACCCAAAACTCCAAATATACAATACGATCAAAATCCTTTAGTTGCGGTTACAGAAGTTTTTCGTTGGGGATTTCGTGGATTGAACTATCACTGGGGACAAGTTCGTCAGTATACATGGGAAGAAATGGTGGGAAATATGTACGAAATTTATCCTGCTGAACTTAGTGATGTTCGTGAAATACCTTTTGGTAAAAAAACCGATAATTATCAATAAATAACACTATAAAAGGATTATAACCTATAATGGGAAGAGGAACTCAAAGAGCAAAAGAAAGAGCTGCTGCCGCAGAAAGAAGAGCGACAGCTGCTGCACAGAGAGTTCCAAGAACTCCTAAGTTTCCTCCAGAATACAAAGAAGAAGAACTGAAATTTGCTCAAGAGGCAAAAAACCATCAAGAATCCAGACAACCTCAAGTAAATAAACAACAGAAACCAAAATCTGAAGATCTTCCTGAAGTTAAAACAGAAAAACCAAATAATAATAATCCATTTACAAACTTAAGATACCCTAACCAAAAACTTGAAATAGATAGTGATTATTTACAAATCGATGTATTAAGATTTGTAAATACTGGTATTACCAATTTGCAAGATGATAATACATTAAAAGTAAATAGTATTACCGAAAATCTAGATAAAAAAGACCCGTTAGGGACAATATTCTTACCAATACCAAATCAAATACAAGATCAAAACGGAGTAAATTGGGGTGCAGATAGTATAAATGGATTGGCTGCCATGGGACTAAGTGCAGCAGGTGCGATCACGCAGAGTGGTGGTCTAAATGATATTATTAATACTGCAGGTCAAGAAATTGATACAATAAAAAATAAAATATTATCTACTGGAAGTGGTGGTAGAAATGCGTTCAATGCTCGAATAGGTGCAGAAATAGTCAATCAATTTGGAGGAAATACCACTGCATCAGGTATTTTAGCACGAACTAGTGGGCAAATATTAAATCCAAATATGGAATTATTATTCAATGGTGTAACTCTAAGATCATTCAATTTCACATTCGATTTGGCACCTAGAGATCAACCAGAGTCAACAACAATAAAAAAAATAATCAGAGTATTTAAAAAATACATGGCAGCAAAAACTACATCTGCTAATTCTGGAAATGGACTATTCATAGCATCTCCCGATGTATTTCAATTGACATACAAAAAAGGTAATACTGATCATCCATTTTTGCATACATTTAAACCGATGGCACTTTTAAATGCATCTGTTAATTACACTAGTTCTGGTGTATATGCAACATATCGTGATGGAACCCCGGTTCATATGCAATTAACTTTATCATTTCAAGAACTCAACCCAATTTATAATGAAGACTATGATGATATTGAGAATAATGTAGAACTAGAAGGAGTAGGATTCTGATGGGATACTTTAGAGAAATACCTGATATAGAATATCAGTCACCTTTTAATAGTAGAATTTCTGATTCTTCTTATGTTCTTGCAAAGAATATATTTAAAAAGATGAAAATTCGTGATGATCTTCAAGATGTATTCACAATCTTCAACAAATATGTAATTCGTGAAGGACAAAGACCAGATACACTGGCAGAGGCATTATATGGAAAATCAGATTTAGATTGGGTAATTCTAATATCTGCAGGTATCATTAATGTAAGAGATGAATGGCCAATGAGTGATCATGAACTGTATGAATATGTTGTGAATAAGTATACAACAAACAGATTGGAATCTACAGAATTAGAAATACAACAGGCAATTAGTGCCGTCCATCATTATGAAACTACGGAAGTAAAAGATGATCAAGGTAGATTAATACTTCCAAAGGGAAAAATAGTAGACTCTGATTTCAGTATACCAAATCCTTCAAATAAGAAATTAAATTTAAATCCTGTCACGACAGTGACCAATTATGAACATGAGGTGAACTTGAATGAGGCAAAAAGAGAGATTTTCTTACTAAAACCTTCATATTTACAACAATTCTTGTTAGATTTTAGACAACAAATGGTTTATACCAAATCTTCCGAATTTGTCAATAGTCGTTTGATACGAACAGAAAATACCAGAATACAATAAAAAAGGAGGGTTAAGACCCTCCTTTGCTATCACTCGGCAAGTTTGGCAAAGTAACTCAGTGCATCATCCTCATCTTCACTAGAAGAATTAGTGATGTCAGGACTGTTGAAGTCACGTCCCTCACTCAAAGAATCTAGTTCATTCTTCATGGATTGAGGCACGGGATTGGAGTCTCCACGATTCTGTGCGCGAAACTCTTCTTCTTCCTCGATAGTCTCCTGATCCTGAAACTTAGGAGTGCCCTTATTGCCAAGGACATAATCCAGACGCTTCTTCAGATCATCATAGGACTTGAACTGATCAGGAGCAACAAACTCTTCAAGAGAATACTGTTTCTTCCAGATACCTTCCATTGCCTCATCGTCGTCCAGAAGAGCAGAGACTGCGGCAAACTCTGAAGAGTCATAGTTACGATAACCTGCCACGTTCTTTGCCTTCAGCTTGAAGTTGGCACCCTGCCAGAAGTCGAACGGATCGATTGCTTCCTCGTCCTCGAACTCAGGTTGCATAGCAGTTGTAATCTTATCAAAGATTTTCTTACCATACTTATACAGGAATACCTTGCCTTCGTTCTCGGGATTAGCAGGATCCTTCACCACATAGATGTTAGAGACATAAGTCAGCTTACGCTTCTGCTTACGTGCCAGTTCTTTACCGGCATCCGTACCGTTATTCCACAGAGTGGTATTGTACTCAGACACGGGATCCTTTTGTCCCAGAGTAGTCAGGGAGTTCTCAATGTACCATCCACCAGAACCTTGGAAGGCATGAGAGTACAGCTTCACAAACGGCAGATCTTCACCGTTGGGAGCAGGGAGAAAGCGAATAACGGCATAACCATTACCACTCTTATCAACATCCAGTTTCCACAGACGCTCGTCGCCGGAACTGTTGGTATTCATTTTTTCGACTTCCTTGACCAGTTTGGCAGTCAGGGAGCCCAGTTTAGATTGCTTCTTAAGATCAGCAAAAGACATTCGGATTACCTCGGATTAGTTAGATTTTGTCGGATTGACTTTGATATTATAGCAAGGTTGCCCTCAAGCGTCAATATAGTCCTTGAGAGATTGGACAGTTTTTTCCATGGTTGAGAACAGTGTGTTCATGTCCGTATTCGGTGGGAATCCCATCAGAACAACAGACTTTCTGAGATTCTCTTTCATTTCAACTGCGGCAGGATCATCAGAAAGAGATAATCGAGTGTACATAATCCTTTGTTTTTCCAAAAGATTAGTCATCATATCAATATGCTCTAATTTTTCTTCTTGAGACATAGTACCAAAATGCATGGCAGTGCCATAAATTTTTTCTTGAAGATTATTAATTTCTTCTAATGCCTCTTGAATAATTTCAGAATTAAAAAAATCACTCATTTACCATTTTCCTTAAAAGTTTTTTATATTGGAACACATCAATATTTAGAAAGGGTATATATTTTTTAATTTTTAAACTAACGGTTTCCCACACCGGATCATCTAATTTTTTATCGAATTTATCAGAAAAATGGAATATTTTTTCGTAAATCACAAAATTTTCCAACGATAGTTGTCCTCCTAGAAATGCTTTTAGAACTGGTGGATGTCCTTTGGAGCAGTCGAATATACTTTCTAAGTTGTTTTCCGATAGTAATTCGTTGCTTTGTTCTTTGAACAAGTAAGTCAAACTCTGCTGTCGTTTCATCCACTCGGCATATGTCCTTTCTCCAGAATTGATAATTTCTCCAATCCATAAGTTTTGTGGGTTATCGGCAGAAATAAAATTTGATACTAGAAATTGTACAACTTCATTATCCGAATACTTTCGGGAAGTTTTTTCAAACCAATACTTATCTTTTCTCTTATTAAAAGACGCTACGGTAGCTCGTGTTTTGGCACCATAGCGAAAGAAATCGTATTTTGGATTTGTAAAATGATTTTTAAGTGACAAATAATGTTGATAGGTTTCAAAAGGAGTCACGGTCATAAGGGCAATTTTGCTCTCGATGTTTTTTTCATAAAGTTGAGTTGTGTGGCATCCCACTTTAACTTTTCTTTCAATGGTTTGGATACTAATTTCGCAACAGATTCAATTTCAAGTTCATTAATTTCACAATAATAAACAATGGCATCAATATAGTTCATCTTCTCAGAAGAAACAATACCCTCAATTTCAAGGGCAAACTTTGATGGTGTGAGAAATTTTTTTTCTATTACTTTTTCTAATTCTTTATTCGGTTCCATAGAGTTCCAATTTATCTGCAACAAACTTTCTAATGTATTGGATAAGAAGTTTGATGTATTTTGATTTGTCTCGTTCTTCATAGACGACGCATTCTCCATTTTCGCAAGCCATAATAATTACAAGTTTTTTGACAGAAATGCCTGTCAGTTCGTACAGCATACAACCATATGCCATGCACTGTACAAAATAGTGTTCGATCCACTCCCGTGGTTTTGGTTTCTTGGATGTTTTGAAATCAATTATTGCTAGTTCGCCTTCATATTCGGCAATACAATCAACCGTTCCGGCAATACCAAGTTGTTTACTATATAGGGAACTTTCCAAGGCATGAATATTATCAATTTTATTTAAATCTGATCTGGCAATATCAAACAAAAACTTAGAAATGGGTTGAACCTCTGGAAGTTCTGGAATATTAAGAAGATAGTTTTCTGTTAGTGAGTGCATGTCAGTACCACGACTTGTGGCAGCCTTGGTAATCTGATTTGCCTTTTCTTCTCCTACTTTTTTACGCCATTTAACAAAAATCTCTTTATTAAAATGACTAGTCACTGAAGTGATAGAGACTAATCGGATAAGTTCTTCATCATTAGGAACTTTATAATAACGAACTCCATCAATAGTCTCTCTATCAAGACGAGGGAGATTCAAATCAACATGATTAAACATTAAAAACCTGCTTCCATTTTTGCTATGATGTATTCTTTGACTAATCCGGAACGAACAATATCTTCCACTCCAAACTCTATTATATCAAAAGATTGCATTTTTCTCAAGATGTTCATGAAGTCAACAATACCATTTCTATCATTTGATTTTGTTAAATCAGATTGTCTGGCATCACCACAGAAACAGATTTTAGTGTTTTCACCAACACGGGTAATAATAGAGTCCAGTTCATGGAAATTAAGATTTTGAAACTCATCAACTATAATAATTGAATTATCAAGTGTTGTTCCACGAAGGAATGATGTGCTCCAAAACTTAATTGTATCTTGCGATTTGAGATTACCATAAAGCATCTCAAAGTCTGCATCACTGGGCATCTGGAACATGTACTTTACCATATTCTTATATGGAATCTGGTAAATATCAGCCTTGTCCTCATGATCACCGGGAAGGAATCCAATTTCTCTGGTTGCCACAAGAGAACGCACAAGATAGATTCTTTCATATGGAGTGTTCTCGGAAAGAACATCCATTAATGCATTATACAAAGTAATAAAAGTTTTACCTGTTCCGGCACATCCATATGCCACAATGTGCTTCCCATCTTTATATGAATTAAAAAGTCTTTTTTGATTATCAGAGAGTGGTTCAATATCTACAAGATATTCCTGACTCAGTGGTTTTTTACGCTTCATCTGCTTTGTAGTGAGTCCAACCCCGATGGGTTGTTCTGCAGATGCTCTTTTTCTTCTTGCCATATCAAATTTTATCTATAGATGAACCGGGCATTTTTTTCACTTTTGATAATACATCATTCCAACCGGGATTTTTCTTGCGAAGTTTATCCTTCCATTCACCAACCTCGCCAAAAGAAGGTGAGTTTTCGGGGGTGTAGTATCTTTCCCAATCAGGATTATCGTCTCTCCATTGATCCCAATCGTGAATACTCATTACAACGTCTTTAGTTTCACCAGTCTCTTTATTCTTTACAGGATATGTTGCCATTGTTATGAATTCAATATAACGGTATTTAGATCCACTCCAGTGCCTCTGAAACGGACGGAAACTGCTCTTTAAACACTTCCTTACATGCCAGTGCAACGTCCATGTGCTCCTTCTGAGTGCCGTTTGCAGACCTCAGAGTTATATAATGAACCCATGAGCGACATGAGCCCGTCATGTAAATTTTTGTGGGTGTACAGAGTGGAAGCACATTTCTTGCACATTCCTTTGCCACTCCTGCTTCAAGCATTTGTTGGTAAAGTGCCATTGAAGAATCAAATAAAGTCTTCATTTGCATCTGAAATTTTTGAACCATAAACTCATCTAAATCATCAATGGAATTTTGACGATTTTTAGTATCTTGTCTTCGTAATTCTGGAAGTTTAATTTTGTCACCTAAAAGTGAAGAGTCTGCATATCGTTGTGAAAATTCTTGATATGTAAAACTTCTGTGACGCAATATCTGAGCTGCGATTGCCCGTGTAGTTGAAATTTCAAGAGTCATATAACTCTGTTCAAACACACTCCAGTGATTGTGCTTGATACAATATTTCAAGAGTCCAGAATACTTTTCATTATCCTGATTAGAGGGGTTACTAACGCGAGCAACATATGCCATCATTTTCTCCGCATCAGGAGTAATGCTAATAAATTTTACTGTCATAAGTCTTTAGTCTGGGTAACCATCATCATCGTTGTAGATTTCATCATAATCTCCATATTTAGACTCTGGATGATCATCATAATTTTCTCTCTTATCAGTATAGGCATCAACATCGGAAAATATTTCTGCCTTGAGAGAATCAACCAATAGTTCTAAATTTCTTACTATTAGTTTGAGTCTTTCTTTTTCCATATAAAATAGAATATCACCATAACATTCTACACAAAAAAAGAGGGGTAGTCAACCCCCCGCATTAAGTAAAATTTTACAAATTCTTTTACAAGTTCCTTGGTCCTCATCGCATTCAATTAAACAGTCGAAGTAATCATTTATCAGATCTAATTCGTCATTACATCTGTCTACGGTTTCCTCAAAATGATGCCATTCTGCTAATTGATTGCGAGATAGTCGATCATGCATCTCATCTCCCGCAATTTAATATGTTTATAACAAAAGCATGATTTTCACTTCATATGCTTTTTCCTAATTCTATACTATCTATACAAGTTTGTGTTAATTCACTAACATTTGTGTCTTTGTTACTTAAGTATAAAAAAAGAGAGGTTTCTCAACCTCTCTTAAGAAGAACGATTTCACCATATAGCAAAGACATTATGGTCACACATCCCAAGGTAATTATCCCTGTAGTTTGTAGTGCTTCCATGATTGCCTCATTTGCTATATGAAAGACCACGATAGCAGAAAGTACCGTGAGGTTCTTTGCTTTCTACACAACGAGTATCATAATCAACACCACGATATTTGGTGATGTGAATCTGAGCATCATGCAGACGTGCTTGCTTTTCGATTTGCCTTTTGATGATAGTAAGTGTGTTCATTTGTTTTCTCCTGAAGTAAGTGGATAGTTAACCTTCTCTCATTTCTGAGGATCCGTTTACCCGTTCCTTCAGTCGTTTGCGTCCTATGAGTTTTTACAAGAAGAACTCATCTCAATTCTATGAATGAT